CTGCACAGGAGCAGGCGGCACAGGCATCGCGTAGCATGGACGCTAGTGCGGCCCGAGCCACGGCCCAAGCGGCGGCAGCAGATGCGGCAGCAGCACCGGTACAGAACGCTGACGTAAACATCGGCAACACGGGTGGGGTTAGCGCTAGCGGCGCAGCCCGTGCCCGCCGTGCTAAGTTTGGCACCGGCACTAGCGGCGGGGTTAGCATCTAATGAAGCCTACCCGCGCCTCAGAGTTTTGGGCAGAGCGGGAACAAGACAGGTCAGGGATGCTAGAGCGCTTCGAGCGTTACGCAGCCATGACTGTTGCTAAAGTCCTGCACCCCGAGAACTACAAACAACGCAACGACCCGGACACACAGGACTACCAGAGCCTAGGTTCACAGGGTACGAACCACCTAGCCAACAAGCTGATGCTTGCCATGTTTGCGCCTAGCCGCCCATTCATCAAGCTACAAGCTGTGCAGGACTTCCTCAAGAAGGCTGCTAAGATGGGCCTCACAGAGACCCAGATTAACGAGACACTGGTGCAGGGTGAGCGGGCCGCTATTAAGAAGCTAGACTCGCTGGGCCAACGGCCTAAGCTATTCCAGATCATGCGCCACCTAATCGTGGTGGGTAACTGCTTGCTGGTCTTCGAGAAAAAGGCTATGCGGGTAATCAGTATCCGCAACTACGTGGTTAAGCGCAACATTCGCGGCGAGGTCATTGAGCTATGCGTTCGTGAGAAGGTCAAGTTCAACGAGCTAGACCCGGCTATTCAAAAGCAGCTTGCCATCAAGCATACGGAAGACTCCGAGGTTAGCTTCTACAAGTGGCTCAAGCGTGAGCAGAACGGTCAGATGTCCATGACCCAGTGGGTTGAAGACATCCGGTTGCCCAAAGAGTTTAACGGACGTTGGGCCGTAGACAAGTGCCCGTACCAAGTTCTGACTTGGGACTTGTCCGACGAGGCCGACTATGGCACAGGCTTGGTCGAAGAGTATGCCCGAGACTTTGAAGCAATCAGCGTACTAAGCGAGGCAATCGTTAACGGTGGCGTACTGGCTGCCGAGTTCCGCTGGATGGTTAACCCCAACGGTGTAACCTCTGTAGAGGACGTTGCCCAAAGTAACAACGGCGATGCACTCCCCGGCCTTGAGTCCGATGTCAAGCCGATCACAGGCGGTAACCCCAAGGCTATCGAAATCCTGACGATGGCCCTAGACCGCTGGGAGCGGCGTGTAAGCCGTGGCTTCCTCATGGGTTCTGCCATCATCCGTGATGCAGAGCGTGTGACACAGGAAGAAGTGCGCATGACTGCCAACGAGCTTGAAACAGCTTACGGCGGTGTGTACTCCACCCTTGCCGCTAGCTTGCAGAAGCCTGTGGGTAGCTGGTTGCTCGACGCATCCGACTTCACCGTCCAAGGCACAGAGATTGAGATTACCATTGTGACTGGGCTCGACGCCCTAAGCCGCAACGGTGACCTTGAGAACTTCCGCCTCGCTATGGGTGACATGGCGCAAGTAGCCCAGCTACCAGAGGCCGTACAAGCCCGCCTTAAATGGGACGAGATTAAAGCGTTCATCGGCCAAGGCCGCAACGTGGACCTTAACAAGTTCATGATGACAGATGCAGAGTTTGCCAAGAAGCAAGAAGCTGCAATGGCAACCCAAATGGCTAACACCGTAGGCACAGAAGCTGGTGTAGCCGCAGTACAACAAGGACAGCAATGACGACAGAAAATAACAACCCCGGCGTAAGCGACCCGAATCCCGATAACAAGGAAGACATCAACGCAACGCTGCTGCTCGACGGTAAGCCTGACCCCAAGCCAGCCGACGCGCCCAAGGATGCACCTAAAGACTCCGTTAAGGTTGATGTGCCCGATGGTACTGAGGTCACCTTTGAGCCCACCGGCGACGTTGGCCTTGACATGGCGCTTGAGTTCCTTGGCAAGCAGGGCTTCGGCGTTGAGCATCCTGCAATGGTTGCTGCCGGTAACGGTGACTTCACTATCCTTGAAGCGCTGCTTGCCCAGAAGGGTGTGCAGGGCTGGGACCGCATGATTGCACTAGGCAAGGCTGGCATGGAGCGCATTGCTGGTAACCAGAAGGCCGAGACTGCCAAGACCTTGGACATTGTTACCAAGGCTGTGGGCGGTGCGGAAGAGTGGGGCAACATCCAGAAGTGGGCAGCGGCTAACGCTACCGACGAGGAACGCGCTGCCATCAACACTCAGCTTAACGCTGGTGGCCTATCTGCAAAGATGGCTGCTACCTACCTTGCTGACCTGTACGCCAAAGCCAACAACGTCAACATCACCCCGCCTGACGGTGCCACCTTTAAGGGCAACGCCCCGCCGGCTGCTAAGTCTAGCGGCCCGTTGTCTGCGGCAGATTACACCGCTGCGGTTAACGAGTTGCACCGTAAGCTGGGTGGTCGTATGGAAGGCTCGCCTGAATACGCTGCGCTAGGCCAACGCCGTTTGCAGGCCATGCGCTGATTGCGTATTGGAACCTATACTACAGCCAGCAATGTTAGCAGGCTGGCTAACCAACTTTAATTTATAGGAGGCTCGATGCCTTTAGATGACAGCTATTCGATTGTTCGGCCCGGACAATCAAACCAAGCGGGTAGTATCTCTGCCCTTCACCTTGAAGAATTCACCGGACACGTTGAAGGCACCATCGAACGCAAGTCTGCGCTCAAGGGCTTCGTGCCAATCCGCCCCGTAAAGGGCACATCGGTTATCACTAACTTCGCGGTTGGTGAATCCACCTTGCAGAAGGCTGTCCCCGGCGGTCCTGCACCCGACGGTACTGGTACCGACTTCGCAAAGCGTACATTGACTGTTGACACTGTGGTGTTGGCCCGTGCAATCTTGCCTTTGCTAGAAACCTTCCAGACCTCTTACGACTCCCGTAAGCAGATCGGTATGGAGCATGGCAAAAAGATTGCTAAGTTCCAAGATCAGTCGTTCTTCATCCAAGCGATCAAGGCCGCACTGTTCACTGAGTCTACTTACAAGGGCGCGGGTGCTGCCGGTAAGCCTGCTGGTCACTTCGGTGGTTCTCAGCAGACCTTGGCCGCTGCCTCTGACTCTCTCGACCCAGCTAAGCTGTACGCAGCCATTGCTGACTTGTTCGTGAAGATGGAAGAGAAAGACGTTGACCCACGCACTGACGATGTGGTCATCGCCGTTCGCCCTGCCGAGTTCTACGCCCTGTTGCAGAACGAGCAGTTGATTGATGGTACCTACAAGACCTCCGAAGGTACGAGCATCCAAGCTCACCTGTTGAAGGCTTACGGTGTGCCCGTGATTAGCTCTACCAACTTCCCCGCTGGTAGCAACATCACCGGTCACTTGCTGTCCAACGCTGCCAACGGCAACGCCTACGACGGTGACTTCTCCAAGGTCGCTGCTTGCGCCTTCTCTCCCCGCGCCCTGATGGCTGGTGAGACTATCCCCCTGACCACTGACGTGTTCTGGGATAAGGTCACCAAGCAGTGGTTCGTGGATGCCCACTTGGCCTACGGCGTTACGCCTGACCGCGCCGAGTTCTCTGGCGTTATCCTGAAGCCCTAATAGGTTTCAGACCCTTGCCCACTCATTCCTCCTATGCGAGTAAGCCTGAGTGGGCTTGTGCCTGACACTTAACCCTACCCCATGCCCTCACCGGTATGGGGTTTTTTTCCGTTTTGGAGTAACCATGTATACAACCCTAGAAGTAGTTAACGGGTGCTTAGCCTCTATGGGTGAGTCCCCGCTAAGTTCCCTTGTCGAGCCCCATGCCATGAAGGGCGCTGCAATCAATGCGCTTAACCGTGCAAGTAAGAACGTGCAGGAACCCGGTAAGTGGTTCAATACGGAATACGTTTCCCTACAGCCAGACAGTGTTAACGGCTGGATTACGCTCAGTGGTGATTGCTTGAAGTTCTCTTCGGGTACACCCCAAGCTCCGAGCAAGCCGTACCTTGTCCAACGCGGTACGCGCCTGTACAACCTGAACACACAGTCCTACGTGTTGACAGAGGGTGTTGACGGTTACATCGTGCGGCTGGTTCCGTTTGAGGAACTCCCGCCCGTAGCCGCTAACTACATAGGTGCCCTTGCGGTACTGCGATTCCAGAGCAACTTTGACGCTGACAATAGCAAGCGACAAGAGCTACAGCAGGACATGCTTACGGCTAAGATTGATTTCAACTCTGAGCACATCCGGCAGATCAAGGTCAACTTGCTCAACTCTAACCGAACGCTTGCCCGACTGCGGCAGCATGACACCAACACGCTGAGGTACTGATGAAAGTAGCTAACAGCTTTGCTAGTGTGCTGGGTGGTGTGTCCCAGCAGACACCCAGCGCCCGCTTTGACGGGCAACACTCCGAACAGATCAACATGATTTCAGACCC